TGTCTCCAATTTTTGGTAACGTCAGATGATTTCTGTTCTTCGATAAATTGTTTAAAGTTTTTCATTTTTTCTTTTTCTTTGCTGAGTGACCGTGTGCTTCGGCTTTCAATTTAGTAACTTCATTCGCCTGAATGGTTACAGATTTTCCATTATGTGTAACGTAATACTCTTCAACCACACCGTCTTCTGTTAAACTATGATCGTTCACTTCTACAAAATTTCCACCCAAACTTGGATGTTTAATGTGAGTGGCTCAATCGTGTTGGATGGCTTTGTTTACGTTTTTTGTATTTAAATCGTTGTTAAATTCTTTGTATGTTTTCATTTTTTAGTTCCCTTCTTTTTGACGACAAGTTTTTTTGCTTTCTTCGCAGTTTTTTTAACTTTCTTTGCTGTATCTACAACTTTTTCTGCTGTGTCTACAACCTTTGCAGTTTCTTCAATAATCTCTTCGTGATTACCAAATAATTTCTTTGCATAATTTTTCAGTATATTCAAAATTTCCATGTTACTTTCCTTTATGTTTGTATGTGTTTACTTTTATAATCTTTGATTGCTGATTTGATTGCATCTTCTGCAAGAACCGAACAATGAATTTTTACTGGTGGTAATGAAAGTTCTTCTACTATCTTTGTATTGTCGAGTGTCATTGCTTCATCAATTGTTTTTCCACGAATCCATTCTGTGGCGAGACTTGAAGAAGCGATTGCACTACCACATCCAAATGTCTTAAACTTTGCATCCTCTATAACTCCTGTTTCCTCATTGACTTGGATTTGTAGTTTCATTACATCTCCACATTCTGGTGCACCCACAAGACCAGTGCCAACAGAGTCATCCTTACTATTGAGACTACCAATATTTTTGGGGTTCTCAAAATGTTCAATTACTTTTTCTGAATATGCCATAAGTTTTCCTCTTTTATTTTCATATACTGCAGTTCCACCACAACTATTTAATTTTAATTTTTGATATTTTGAAATCCATTCCATCCTACTTCTTCTTTTTTGGTACTATTCTGACTAGGTATCCCACACCCCCATCAGCTGGAGTATAGGTCAATGTTGTTTCAATCGTATAATTTGGATTTGGTATAACTGGTATTATCAATCTTCATCCCATTGTAGCAATTTATGAACACCCGAATCTTCTAGAAGTAGACGATTCTTCCAATGCTCACCTTTTACATCATCTTTATTCTGACCAGTATAACCGACAGCAAAACCGTTTTCACACATCCACTTATTTACGTTTGTCCATCCGGCAAACTCACTACCATCTTCTGTACAGTTGATCCAAATCTCACCAAGAATCCTACCGAACTTTCCTCGGCTGTCTGCTTCTGGGCAACGAACTTGGATTTCGATATCATCTCTGTCTGACAATATTGCCCAATGTATCCACGATGACAATGCGACTTTGGATAACTTACCGTAGATTTTTTCGTTCTTGTGTCTTGTTCTGGATTCTGGTGTGTCGATTCCTAGTAAACGAACTCTTCCACAATACCGTACATCGAAACCTAAGTCGATTACTGCATCAAGAGTATCACCATCGACAATCTTTTCTATAGCGGTTACATTGTAAATAAATTCACAAGGTTCTTCGTTGATATATTCAGCCACTTTTACCTTTCTATTCGCAACCACATGGTGTTTCTTCTGAACACTCACATAGATTACAATTACAGTTTTCACATTTACAGTTTTCGTTGTTACACATTTTCTGTTTCCTCGCTGGATGCTGCCATAGATTTTCTACGTTCCACATCTTGTTTACGTTTAACGTTGACTAATTTTTTCGCAATCTTACCAATAACAGCTGATTTTTTCTGAACTAATTTTGATATTTGACCTCTCTCAGAATAAGAGAGTTCAGACTTAGATTTACTTTGTAATTTCGGAAAGAACTTTTTTACAACTGCTTGGACTGCAGCTTTTCTTGAACGTTTATCAATCACGTCCTTACCTGCGGCCTTCTTCATCGCAATTTGACGTTTCTTGATAAACCCAGGCTTCTTTGCCTGAATCTTCATTCTCAATGCTAATTTTCTCAATTGAGCGGGATTCAGTAGTTCATCCAAATCATCCAATCCCAAATCTTCTTTGAGTTTTAATCGCAATCCCTTAGCAACTGCATTATATAGATTCAAACAAATTGAATCTGAAGTGCCAGATGGAACACCCATTTTGAAAGTATCGTAATCGCTATCAACAACTGCTTGTCTCATCTTGGATGCTGACATTCCCTCCGCACCATCTGCATCGGGGTCACGTTCTCCTGCTGAGATTACGTCTATCGACTCAAAATAATAGTATCCGTGTTTTGATTTTTTGTCGTTATAACGATTTAGTAAACTTTTGAAATCACTCACTCTGTCACTTCCAACAACCATCACCAACTTTGTGTATCCACCCTTATCGTGTATTTCAGAAGCTGCTTCCAAAGCAGTTTTTGCTGAAGAGTCTTCGATGTACGGACGATGTTTAGAAAAAATAAGTTTAAGAAAATTGATTGTCTGTTTGTGAGTAAGTGGATTCTTTTTTGAATCTTGCGAATGACTTGTGTAAATGAAATAGTCACCACCCTCTTTGGTTGAAGTCGTCTGAACAACTCTTAACAACTTTTCATGACCAATCGTAGGTGGATTGAATCTCCCAAAAGTATATACTGCTGTCTTACCAGAGTTTTCTTTTAAAAATTGTTGATATGATTTACTCATCTATTTTCTCAGTTAGAATGAATTTTCTTGATGGATCAATTGCAAGATTTAATTCTGTCATAAAATGTCTGTTCATTAGTAAAGGTGTTTTACTGCCTCTATCATCTAATGTAAATAAATATTTGTGTTTTTTCTGTTGAAACGAAATTTCAATTTCAACTACTGGTCTTGTCTCTTCTCTGTTACGAAACCCACCTAACTTTATGTCTTTCATCTTGATAAGTTTCGATTTGACCTTCTTACCCTTCAGAGACCAAATGACATTTTTATCTTTTATTTTAATATCATCAGCATGGATAACTGAAGTTTCTGAACTATTACCTGTATCCATTTTTCCTATAAGGTTTCCAAATATTTCATGGTCAAACATTTCCCACACGCCACAAAGAGTTGGTTGATTCCACCAGTTCGATCTATCTTCGTATATTTTCAACAACTCTTTTATTGTGTTAATCTTAGTAGCTTCTGCAAATCCCTTAGTTCCTGGCGAACTATTTACTTCCAGAATAAATGGTTGTTCATCTTTATCTTTTGAAGGAATAAAATCCACACCAACCCAGCTACCACCAACAATCTTAGCAGCACGTATACAATTTTCTCTTTCCACATCCGATAATTCATATTCTTCAATCGTTGCTCCCTGAGAATAATTAGAACGAAAGTCACCTTCGACTACATTTCGTTGCATCGCTCCGATTACTCTATTGTTGATTACCATTACTCTCACATCAAAATCTGTCTTTATATAAGACTGTAACAACAAAGCAATGTTTTCATCTAACTTGTAAAGTAGCTGAACCATACTATCTAAACCACGTTCAGACTCTACGAACAGTACACCTACACCTTTTGTTCCTGTGTTTGTTTTCAATATAACAGGATACTCAGAACCTAGTTTGTCAAACGCGAGACTTGCTCCTTTTTGATTTGGTACTAAAACTGTTGTTGGTGTTGACAATCCCGCGTCTGCTAACATCAACGATGTTCTATATTTGTCAGAACAGATTTCTAAACAATCTCTCGAATTGACACAAGCTATACCAGAACTTTCCAACTGTGAAAGTAAATCTTTGAATACTTCTTTTCTGTTTACACCACCTCTGACTATTACTATAGTATCTTTATACGAAATCTCAAATCCCTCTTCATCTTCATCATTATGAATTGTTCTAGTTCCGTCTTCGTTCTTTAAGATATAAGCACCGTCTAGAAAAACCAAATATGCTTCCAGACCTAGTTTTTTTGCGGTTTCTTCTATGACAGAAGAAGTATGATATACCTTAACCTTTTCTTCAGCTGAAGGTCTCACTGTCAGGATAACTACTCTATACTTCTCTTCTTTTTTTTCTTTTACTTCTGCTATAATCTCAGGTGGTTTGATTATCGTTGTTTTCATAATTATCTTTTCACTTATCCCATGCTTTAGCAGCAGTGAAGTTTGCTCGTGAAAATTCCAATCGGTCAACCAACTTGACTGCCTTTCCACTATTGTCTATTGCAACAAATCCTTCTGGAGCAGTGACACGAAATCCATTATCGGTACGAATGAACGTACCCATCGCACCTTTAGCTTTTTCTAATTTTCGGATTACAAGAGTTTTGGATTGTATCAATAAATTTTGCATATCAAATATCTTTTTGAGTTGGCTTTTGTTGACCAAAAGATATTTCATTATCTCTTCTTTGTATTTAGTTTTCTTATCTTTTGAGGATTGAGTCTTGACCTTATCAACATCTTTCTGGATTTTGACGTTGACATACTCAATGATATCATCAACGTGTTTAGAAGTATTGGTGATTTCTTCTCCTGCTCTCACCTTCACATTACTGTACGTCTTGATGAGAAGTAGAATATCCTTTTTAGAAAGTAGATTTTTCATAAAACCAGAATCAAGAGTTTGGAAAGTTCTACCGGCCTTTGACAGTACACTTGTGATGTTGTCTGTTTCTGATTTATTGAAATTGATTGTTCCAGATTTGTCTTCGTAGTTTGCATCGGAAAACCAGACATCACTTGTCTTTGTCAACGAACTCACACTAGCACCGAAAGAGGCTTTCATGTCTTCAAGTTTTTTTCCTGTGTAGGTGGTGTGCCAGACGATTCCCATTTTTGCTTTGAGAATCTTAGCGGAACTATCAGTTGGTACTGCGTAGAGGATTGTGTTAGGTTGAAACGTTGTATAAGATTTTCCGTCTATTTTCTCTGTCTTCAAATCTTCTTTTGTGAATAACATATCACCCTGTAGAACATTTTTGATTCCTAACTTTGATAGATACTTCAGAGCGACTTTGAGTTTAGCATTCAATCCTGCTGAAGAGTGATTGGCATCAATATCAGCATTCGTGTAGTTTACTTTGGGACTCACGTTGAACACACCTTTAGTTCCTACAAAGAACTTATCGTTTTCTGGATTGATACCAGCAAAGATAGCAGGAGCACCATCCCACTTGACGGTTACATTGACACTACTCTTTGAGTTACCAGCAAGCATATCTCTCAATGACTGAAGGAAGTTGATTGCTGCTCGTGTTCCTTCTACACCATTGTTCAACACCTCATCCTCTAGATGTTCAAGATGAAGGTTCTTTCCCTCTTTCGCCTCAGCGAGATATTGTTTGAATCGTAGCATTGTTTTCTAGTAAAATGTATTTTTGAATTGATCGTAAGTTTTTACTGCAGTACCTTCAATTATAAAAGAATAAGCCTTGCTCTGATTTGTTCCCATTCTACAAGCGGTATAAGTTGGTTCATTTGTTGTTTCATCAGCATCACTAAGAAGTGTTCCTTCTATAGTGTAAAACTTCCCTTGATTTGAATATCTGATTCCCATAACTGGCCAGTCAAATCCAGCTCCTGTTATTTTTGTTTTTTTAGTAGATGTAAATTCTTTTGCAGTTGTTAATCTTGTCGTAGTAGCTTTATCTCCATCATTCTTAGCTCCATATACTTTAAATACTGGTAATTGTGTTTTTCCAAAATATATTTCTCTTTCCAAATTCACCATTTGTGATTTTAGTGATGTTACATCTCCCTTTTTTAATTCATAAATTGCAATGAATGCTTCTAACGCGGAAGCATTAGCATATAATTTATACATATCATTATCAGTCCAACTGTTTTTTCCATTTGTAGTTTTATATACACCAGTTGTGACTTTGCCTTTTACTGATTTATTAACGAGATGTTTTTGGGTTTTGAAATAATCTTCAATAGTTTTTAATTGACCGTTAACGTGTTCCAATAATAGTACTGCTTCTTCAGAAGTTGCATTTCTTAAATAATCATTGATTGACTTTTCGGTTTGTGCTTTCGCCTCAGTTAAAAATTCTCCGTGACTTAAATTTTTACTTTCATTAAAGATACTAGTTATCAAAGATTTTTGAAAATTGTTTGGTCTTCCACTTGGTAAATTCTTATCATATCCA